GCAAAGACTTTCATCTATGCTTTCATCTATGGTGCCGGTGATCAGAAGATAGGTTCTATCGTGGGTGGTTCCACAAGAGAAGGTAGAAAGTTAAGACAGAAGTTTCTATCTGGTCTACCTAAGCTTGATACTCTTATTGAAAGTGTACAAAAATATTCAGAGAGGGGTTACATACGAGGCATAGACGGCAGAAGGATCATAGTTCGTAGACCTTATGCTGCCCTGAATACTCTCTTGCAAGGTGGTGGAGCTATCTGTTGTAAGCAATGGTCGATCATCCTCGATGAAGAGATAGAGAAGAGAAAACTAAATGCACATCTTGTGAATACAATTCATGATGAACAACAGTATGAAGTTCACAGAGATCATGCAGAAGAACTTGTTGACATAGCTGACTCTTGCATGTTACAGGTATCTACATATTTTAATATGTTAATACCTTTAAATGCAGATGCAAAGATAGGTGGTACATGGCAAGAAACTCATTAGAAAAAACTCATGAAAGAGATTAAAATATCTTCAGCTATGATTGAGAATGCTCGTATTAAATCTAAAGAAATGGGTCCACTGAGAAATTCCATAGTGAAAGGAGATGGAAACATAGCAGGATTCATAGGGGAACAGATAGCCTTAGAACATTTAGGAGGGACATGGAAGAATACTTATTCATATGATATCATCCTACCTGATGGTAGAAAAGTAGATGTTAAAACTAAACGAACCTCTGTAAAACCTAATCCTAAGTATGATTGTAGCGTATCAAGCTTCAATACAAAACAAGAGTGTGATATGTATACTTTTGTCAGGGTCATGAAAGACTATAGTGTTGGATGGTATCTAGGTTCTATGGACAAGGAAGAGTATTTCCAGAAGGCTACCTTATGGAAGAAAGGAGATGTTGATCCCAGCAATAACTTCACAATAAGAGCAGACTGTTACAACGTAAAGATAGAAGATTTAAATTTCTTGACAAGGGAAATTTAGAATGTTAGAGTACTATATTAACTTAATACGAAGGAGATAACTATGGCTGCTACGCAGAAAGAGACTGCTATTATTTCGGGCAAAGCTTTTTGGACAAAGCTTAACCGCAAGGATGAGTTTTCCGATAAGTATCAAATGGACATCGGTAATCTTTCTGAGGAGAGTAGGGAAGTCTTGACTTCTCACGGTGTTATGTTCAAGAACAAGGATGATGATCGAGGTGAGTTTGTAACTGCCAAGACTCGTTATAATGTTCCTGTCATGGACTCTGATAAAGAACTGATGGATGCTACTACGCTCATCGGTAACGGTAGTGACGTGAGAGTTAAGGTTGCTTTCAATAAGGATCATGCTTTTTCTGACAAGTATGGTACGGCCCTGTACCTTAATAAGGTGCAGGTAATTGAGTTAGTACAGTACGGTAAAGATGACTTTGATAATGATCTCTAAGTAATATGTTTGTTTGGGCTTGTGATGAGCGATAGTAATTTTGGAAATGCTCGTATGATCAAGGGGCATAGTGGGCGAGGGAGTGGGCAGCTATGCATGTATCTACTTTAATCTCGGATATCTACGATAGAATGGAGTCCCATGAAAAAGTCTCTGAGGAAAACTTAGAGGCTTTTATGAAAGGAGTTTCTGATGTTCTAGTTAAACAGTTAGAAGAAAAGAGGAATACATCCCATGAGAAAAATATACGTATGTCTTCTATCGGTAAGCCTGACCGTAAAATCTGGATGGAAATCAATGGTCCAAAAGTGGAGAGATCTTATTCACCATCTACTCTTATCAAGTTCCTCTATGGTTCTATCATCGAGGAATTGGTTATCTTCCTTGCGAAAGAGGCTGGTCATTCAGTACAAGAACTTCAAAAGGAATGCGAGCTTGAGGGAATAAAGGGACACATCGATTGTAAGATTAACGGAGATGTGGTAGATATTAAATCGGCTAGTGACTTTGCCTTTCGGAAGTTCAAGACAGGTTCTCTAGAAAGCGATGATCCTTTTGGTTACATAGGACAGATCAGTGCCTATGCAGAAGCAGAAGGTAAGGACATGGGTTATCTCCTAGCTTTAAATAAAGTTACAGGAGAACTGGCTCTGCTAGAGCTTGATGATTTCTCTCTGATAGATGCGTCTAAACGCATACGACATATCAAAGAACTTGTTAAGAGTGAGGAGATACCCGACTTTTGTTATGCTCCACAGCCAGATGGTAAATCTGGAAACATGAAGATAGCAAGGGATTGTTCTTACTGTTCTTATAAGTGGAAATGTTTCCCTGACATGAGAGTGTTTAAATATAGTGATGGTCTAAGATACTTCACAACCATAGAAAAGGAACCTAAAGTTCAAGACATAACGGATAGCATGAGAGAATAACATGAGATTGAAACGCTATATCATAAGGCAACTAGGTCATGTAGTAGTTAAGATTGATAACTGGTGTTGGAAGTATCTATCAAAAAGAAAGGAACCTCCTGTAAAATACTTAACAGGTAAAGGAAGAAAATAAATGTCAGATTTCATACGACATGAGTCTTGTCCAGTATGTGGTAGTAAAAACAACGTAGGAGTATATGCTGACGGAAATAAGAATTGCTTTACAGATGGATGCACATTTTATATACCACCCAATTCAGAATATGTTGAGGAAGAACACATGGAAGTTTCTGTTACCACACGAAGTATAAGTACGGGGACTATCAAAGCAATCCCTGATCGGAAAATCGAAGAAGATACCTGTAGACGATATGGAACTATGCTTAATGGAACCAAACATTATTATCCCTACTACAATAAAGAAGGGGAACATATAGCTAATAAAGTTAGGAACATAGCTAATAAGACTTTCTTTTCTGAAGGTAATATTAAAGAAGCTATGTTGTTTGGACAGAAGTCCTTTCAAGAAGGTGGTAAGTACGTCACGATTTGTGAAGGAGAAGTAGATGCTATGTCTGCTTACCAACTCATGGGTAGTAAGTGGCCTGTAGTTTCCATCAGGAATGGTGCAGCCGCTGCTGCTAAGGATGTTACAGATAACTATGATTTCCTCACATCCTTTGATAACATCGTTATTTGTTTTGATAATGATGATGCTGGTCGTAAGGCATCTGCAAGAGTTGCGGAGATGTTATCACCCAAAGCTAAGGTGATGTCTCTACAGTACAAGGATGCTAATGAGTATCTCCTGAACAACAAGAAGAACCTGTTCGTGCAGGATTGGTGGTCTGCCAAGACCTACACACCAGAGGGTATCATCTCCGGTAATGATATGTGGGATACGATTATCGAGGGTGCCACAGAAGCTGCTATTAACTATCCCTATCAGGGTCTGCAAGACCTGACCTATGGCATTCGCATGGGAGAGCTTGTGACTATCACGGCAGGATCTGGATTAGGTAAGTCTCAGTTCCTTCGTGAGCTTATCTATCATGTCTTTAAGAATACTAATGACAACATCGGTATGATGTTCATGGAAGAGTCAGTAAAGAGAAGTGGTCTGGCCTTCATGAGTCTTGAGGCTGATAAGTGTTTACATCTTCCATCAGAGTTCTCATCCGTAAAGGATGAAGATCTGAAGAAGTACTTTGATGACACGTTAGGTACTGGGAGATTATTCTTCTACGATCATTTCGGATCTAATGCTATCGACTCTATCCTGAACAGGATCAGGTACTTTGCTAAAGCCCTTAACTGTAAGTATGTAGTGCTGGATCATATCAGTATCCTAGTATCAGATCAGAACGTGGCTGATGAACGTAGGGCTATCGATGAGATGATGACCAAGATGCGTACCGTTGTACAAGAACTTGATATTGCCTTGCTCATTGTATCTCATCTGCGTAGACCTTCTGGTACAGGTCATGAAGAAGGTTCTGCCACATCCCTCTCTCAACTCAGAGGTTCTGCCAGTATCGGACAGCTATCTGATATCGTTATTGGTCTGGAGAGAAATGGTCAACATGAGGATGAGATAGAGAGGCATACCACCACAGTACGGGTTATCAAGAACAGGTTCTCAGGCTTGACAGGACCAGCCTGTAAGGTGTACTATGGTCGAGATACAGGTAGACTTACTGAGGTTCATGAAGAGTTTGAAGAACTTGAATAATGCATTGGACCTATAAAAGAAAAGTCTTTAAACCTGATACCAAATGCTTTGGTTTTGTATATAAAATTATAAATAAGAAAACAAAGAAGGCTTACATAGGACATAAACAATACTTCTTAAAGGTAAAGAAAAAACAAAAGCCTTCCAACTGGGAGGTGTATACTGGTTCTTCTGTTCCTCTTAACGAGGATATAAAGAAGCATGGTAAAGAGAATTTTACATTTCAAATTATAGGGGAGTATGAAAACAAAAGGAGTTTGAAATACTATGAATGTTTCTACCAAATGAAGTACAAAGTTCTCACAGCTATCATAGAAGGAACAGATGAACCCGCCTACTATAATAATTATGTTGGTGGTAGTTTTTACAGACCGATCAGAGTAGAGAAATCATAATGCCTATCATCCTACAACTCAGAGTTCATGAAAAAGATATTGGCATGAACCCTGAAGTATGTTATCTTAAAACAATACACGAAAAAGAAACTATCCCAGAGAAAAACATACTCACAATACGTGTGAAAAAATCTCTAGTTACTCACTGGTCTGATTCTGATTTCGATATAAATCGTGAAAAGATAACAGAAGACATCGATAAGATATCTTCTATACTAAGAGTACACGGCATAGTTGTGTTACCTCTGGAGGAGATAGCTAACAATCTTTCAGAGGTAGAAGAGAGTTGTCCTAAGACAAAAGAGTTTATTGAAAAACAAATCGGAAGGCTTATGAAGTATGGCGGACAAACAAAAAGCTCTGCATGAACTACTAGGAATTTCTGATGAGATTGATGTAAATAAGGAGAAGCTTATTATTTACCTTGAAGAGGGTTCTACAGATGAGGATTTCACGGTAAGACTTTTTGATATCTCAAAAGGAAATGATCCCACTCTTATAAAAGAAGTAGGCTATGGTATGCTTTCCTATCTTCATGATGATGATGTTCTCGAAGGACTGAAAGAAGCTGGGAAGTATTCTTTTAATGTTCAGCAACAAAAAATCAGCTATTCAGATAATGTAGTTGAATTTAAGAAAGTGCATTGATTGTCCAACCTTCTAGGAGTATTGTATGATATGTCAGATAATATCAATCACCCTCCACATTATAATAGAGGTACAATAGAAACGATAGATATGATAAAGAACTGCATGACTCCTCACGAATTTGAAGGGTACTTGCAAGGCAATGTAATTAAGTATATCTCTAGATATAAGTATAAGGGTACTGCTCTGGAAGATTTAAAGAAAGCAGAATGGTACATAAATAAACTAATACAAGAAGTGGAGATCTTCATAAACGATAAACCTAGTGATACTGAATAATGATAATTCAAACTTTACAAACCAGACTAAATGATTTTCATAAAGCATTCAACCATCCAAGAGATGTGGTATATGAGAGGGTGTCTATTGATAAGATAAAATCTCTACGGATTAAATTAATCCGAGAAGAATTTAAAGAGGTTATGTCAGCTATACAGGCAAAGAAAGATAAGGATTCAGTTCTTAAAGAACTTTGTGATCTGGTGTATGTTTGCGTAGGCTTTGCCGATACGTTTGGCTGGAACTTTGATGAAGCTTTTATCAGGGTACATAATTCTAATATGTCTAAGCTTGACAAAGATGATAAACCTATCTACAGAGACGATGGAAAGATACTAAAATCTGCTCAATATAAAGAGCCTAACTTGGAAGATCTCGTATAATGAAGATACCTGTTGATGCTGAACTTGTTAATGAAGTTCTTAACTACCTGTCAAAGAAACCTTTTGGAGAAGTTAATAGTATAATTAACAAGATTCTCGCAGAAGGTAGAAGTTTTGATGATAGTAAACAGAAGGAGTTAGAGATAGATGTTACCGACTGATTACCAATCCTTCATACATCAATCTAGATATAGTCGTTGGTTGGAAGAAGGAAGAAGAGAAACGTGGGAAGAAACAGTAACCAGACTTCTTAATTTCTACAGAGATTTTATCAAGAAGAACCATGCCTACTCCATGCCAAAGGAGATACATACAGATTTATATGTAGCAATGGTCAAGCTTAACATCATGCCCTCCATGAGGGCTATGATGACTGCTGGTGATGCATTAGATCGTAATCATATTGCTGCCTACAACTGCTCTTACCTGCCTGTGGATAGTCCCAGAGCCTTTGATGAGTGCTTGTATATCCTCATGCATGGTACTGGTGTGGGCTTCTCTGTGGAACGACAGTACATCAACCAGCTTCCTAGAGTCCCTGACACGCCTGAAGAGAGTGAAACGACTATCATCGTACAGGATAGCAAGGAGGGGTGGTTCAGGGGCTTCAAGGAGCTTGTGAACCTACTCTATGCAGGTAGACAACCTCGTTGGGATATATCCAGACTACGACCTGCTGGTGCCAAGCTGAAGACCTTTGGTGGTAGGGCCAGTGGACCTGAACCTCTTGATGATCTCTTCAGATTTACCTGTAATATGTTTAAGAAGTCTGCTGGTCGTAAACTAACCAGTCTGGAATGTCATGATCTTATGTGTAAGATTGCTGACACGGTAGTGGTAGGTGGTGTTCGCAGATCAGCCCTGATCAGCCTATCTAATCTATCTGATGATCGTATGAGACATGCCAAGTCTGGATCATGGTGGGAGACAGATCCTCACAGAGCTTTGGCTAACAATTCTGTATGTTACACAGATGGATCAGCAGATATGGGATCGTTCATGAGAGAGTGGACAGCCCTCTATGAGAGCAAGTCTGGTGAACGTGGTATCTTTAATCGGAAGGCTGCACAAGAGCAAGCTGCTAGGTATGGAAGACGAGATGCCGATATTGATTATGGAACTAACCCCTGTTGTGAGATTATCCTTCGACCTAAACAATTCTGTAACCTATCTGAAGTTGTTGTGAAATCAGATGACACTGCTGAAACTTTACAGAGAAAGGTAGAGCTTGCTACTATCCTAGGTACGATACAAGCTTGCTTCACTGACTTCAAAGGTTTGAGCATACAGTGGACTCGTAATACAGAGGAAGAGAGATTGCTAGGTGTATCTCTGACAGGCATCCTCGATAACAAGATGATGGCTAATCAAACTAATGATGATCTTGCAGTTCTCTTATCTAATCTCAGGCTCATAGCAGTAGCTACTAATAGAAAGTGGTCTAAGCATCTTGGTATTGAACCCTCTGCTGCTATAACTTGTGTTAAGCCTAGTGGTACAGTTAGCCAGCTTGTAGATGCTGCTAGTGGTATCCATCCTCGACACTCTGAATATTATATTCGTACTGTCAGAGCAGATAAGAAAGATCCTCTCACGCAATTCATGACAGAGAAAGGTTTTCCCGTAGAGGATGAAGTATCTAAACCACAATCATTATCCGTCTTTAGCTTTCCCATGAAGTCACCTGAAGGTGCATTGACAAGAAAAGATATATCTGCTATAGATCATCTGAAGATATGGCAGGTGTATTCTGAATACTGGTGTGAACATAAACCCTCTATCACTGTATCTGTTCAAGAAGATGAATGGATGTCAGTAGGTGCTTACGTTTATGAGAATTTTAATAAGATGTCAGGCATTAGTTTCCTGCCCATGACAGAACATACTTACAAACAAGCCCCTTACCAAGACTGTGATAAAGAAATGTATAACAAACTACTAAGTAAGATGCCTGAAGAAGTTGATTGGAGACTTCTATCACAGTTTGAAGCAGAGGATAACACACATGGTAGTCAAACTTTAAATTGTACAGGTGATGTATGTGAGATAGTGGATATCATTAACTAGGGATAACAACCATGTTCTACAAAGCAGAATCTCGTAGGCTTTCTCCTTCAGAAGAAATCTTTATTCTTAAAAAGAATATTCGAGAACTGCAAGAACAATTACAAGAAGCTTACAAGATAATTAAAAAGTTAGGAGAAGATAATGACAGATCAAAAAGAGAAGATTAAAGTTCACCTTGAAGGTATTCAGATGGAACTTACCTATCTCGTAGAAAACCTAGGTGACTATAACAGACTACAACGAAAGAATGTTCAGGAGTATCTTAGTGGTAGGATAGAAACTTTAAGAAATAATATTAAAGATATAACTTTTGCAGAG